CATATCTCTTGGATGCTTTCTTCTTCCACCAAGCAATGATGTTCTCCAAGTAGAACTTGTCCCAGTTAGGACCACGAATCAGTTCTTCTTGTTCACCGAGAATGACTTCACGCACATTTGAATATCCATAGTCAGAGATATAGAATCTTTTCTTCTGAGTAAGACCAAATGCCGTATTGATGACATGATTGAACTCATTGAGTTTGTTTTGATCTTGAAGAGAATTTCTGATAATGGAAATCATCTTAGTCTGCCGCTTCATTTTCTTGGATGAAGCTTTGTTATCAGTAAGAGGATTACCCCCATTGAGATGAGTGAAGCGATCATGCAGTTTGTGAAATTGAGTATCATGTAGAAGAGGTAAAAATTTACTCTCAGTCAGTCCCTTGTACCTCATGAATGGTTTGAGTCCATCATACTGTGAGGCATCCGTAGTGGACCCGTAAAGGGAGGTGGTTTCAAACAGGGCAATGTCCTTCTCAAAGACCTCATTCAGCGTCTCACGGGCATAGTGAGAGCAGCACAACAGCGCAAGGAGTTTACCTCCAAGGTAGTTGTATCCAAACGGTTGAGATGGCACAATCACAAATCCCATCGCTGCATGTCGATTGAAGATTCTTAGATTAGGTGCTTTACCTAACCAAACATTTCGTGGTTTGGAGTTGATCGTAGGAGAACCAAAACGAATAAATCCAATTACCTTCTGAGTATTTTTCTCAAATACCATCCAACGAAGTTCACGGCCGGGAATATTTGATTCGTTGTTATGAGAAGAAACTGCTTTCAGAAGATTTCCATAATGTTCTTGTGGAACAGATTGTTGAAATCTAGATCCAACAAATTTAATATCAAACTCCATCTCACTTGGATGAATATCTTCATTGAAGAACTCATCTCTGAGGGGAGTAAGTTGATTTGTAGATTCAATAACTTCCTTTTTCACATGGCGAAGATAATCTTCAATGGAAGTAAAGTTACCGAAGTATTCAATAAATTCATTCGCTGCCCAAACAGCATCATTCTCCGATACTATCATTTTTTAGTTTTCATAATCAAAAATAGTATTTGCCAGGTGTTGTATAAACGGGATGCCTATCATCTTCACCATGGTGACTGTAACCGTTTCCATGGCAGTGTCTATGCTCATGAATGATACCAGATCTCTCATGGGAGTGAAAATGTTTATGACATACACTAGGACGATGAGGACGATGATGTCCTCCATCATAATGATGGTAATGATAATTATGGGAATGATGACCATCAAACGGTTCCCAGAATTCCTTCCAAGTGATTGCGTTAGCAGGGGTGGCAAGAAGAGTCAGACCACCAAGGAGAAACAGATACTTTTTCATTTGAATTCACACTCCACCATGATTTCAGTTAGTGCGGCGAGAATATTTATCTCCTGGTCCGCGACAAATGCGATCTGATACTGATACTTAGCAATAATGAGCACAGCAGCAGGAATGCTAGGGTTTTCAAGGGCATCAACCAAAGCATCGTAAAGACGACGCAGCAATACCCCAGGATCATTATCCAAATTAGCCACCACCCACTTCCGAACTTCGGTGAAGTTCTTGTCTTTGAGGTTTTTAATGAGGTCATTGATCTTTACATCACTGAACTGAGCAAGAATTGCAGAATCAATTGTTCCACCAACACTGTAACGTTGGCATTCATTCAACACACGACGCCAATCGGGGAAGTGTTTGTTGATGAGTTCTACCAGGACCTTGTGATCATATTTAACACCTTCTGCATCCAAGATTTCTTGGAGACGCTTGAAGAAGTTTGCTGCGATTCCTGGTCGCTGTTTGTTTGTGATTGAAAACTCCACGACGGCACATCGGGAGTGAAGGGGATCGATGATTTTGTTTTTGTAGTTGCAGGTAAAGATGAATCGACAGTTGTTATAAAACGCCTCAATATTTGCCCGTAAGAGGAGTTGTACATCATGGGTTGTGTTATCAGCCTCATCAATGATGATGACTTTGTGTTTACCAGTTGCTTGAAGTGATACGGTCGATGCAAAGTTTTTTGCTTGGTTCCGTACCGTGTCCAGAAATCGTCCTTCGTCAGATCCATTGATAATAATGTAGTCACAACCAAGTTGCTCACAAAGGGCGCGGGCAATGGTTGTCTTGCCACACCCTGCTGGTCCTGCCAAAAGCAGGTTAGGGATCTCTCCCTGCTCTACAAACTCCTGAAAGGTAGTTTTAATAGAGTCAGGAAGAATACAATCATTCACAGTTTTGGGACGATACTTTTCGACCCAAAGAAAATCAGTCTTCATGGAGATTTGGGAACATAATGAGGATTGCCACAGACTTGGGCAGAGGGCATTTCTGCCTCAAAAATTTTCTTTGCCTCCCATTGGTAATCTGCCTCTACAAGTCTGTAATGATATTTTGTAGACCCAGGAAGGCGGTATGTTACAGCCCACTTACGACTCATACTTAAAATCGGGTTCAAGGGCGATGTAGTATGTCAGGTTACGATCCTTACTGGTGAACTTAGACAGTCCAGACTTTGAAACCACAACCTCATAAGAACCAGGGATCACTTTGATATTCTCAACCTTGAAGTTGAATTCAAACGTATCACTGGTCTCACCCACAACAATCTCGTGAGTGTTGGAGGTTTCGTTCTTCTTGTCACGGACAACAAGTTTAACCACACCGTTCTCACCAATGGCAGACAGATCGGGCACCTGATACACTGCTGCTGCTTTCAGCAGGCGATCAAGGTCTTGGGTGCTGAGAAGGAAGCAAACGTCCTCAGAGGGCAGTGTAAGCGTCTTATCGGGCGGGGAAATGATGACGTTGGGGTCAGCAAAGAAATACTTAGAACGAGACTTGTCCTCACGAACAAGCACATAGTTGTCGTTCTGGAAATCAAGATCAGGACTGCGATGCAGTGACATCCCGTTCAAGAATTGATTCAGGTCATAGATACCGAAATCTTTGGGGAACTCTTCATCAATAGTTGCCTCAGCAAGGATGTTCTTCATCACACTGATAGTGCGGATAGAATTACCTTCCTTAAACAGCAGCGACTGATTGATGTTGCTGAAATTTTTGAGCAGAGTCAGAGTGGAATCAGAAAGTTTCATACGGTTGCGAATTTTCATTACAAAGGCCAGCGAAGTGATAGAGGAGAATGCAATAGTGAATTGCTTTCAGGATGTCTTGCTTTGACTTCCCACCTTTCTTACCGAAGCGAGAAAGATACTTGATAGCATTGGAGCGACAGAAAGGTTCTGCATCACCAATACCTTCAATCAGATCAAGAGTCTGAGTTTTGGATTCTTGCGAAGCATAGTGGGCATTATAGGTGCCACCAAGATACTCACGAATTTCTTTGAGAATTACATCCTCATGATACTTCCAGAATCCATTGTCATTCTTAGGGGCATCAGGTAGATCGGGAATGTTCAGATCAAAGGAGATACAATCTTCTCCATAGTAACTCATAGGAACTTCCTCGGCGGCGACTGGTCCATGTTCATCATAATTATATTCAAAAATGTTTGTAGCAGTGTCAGTGGGCGGAATGTCCACATCAAAATCGTTGATTTTGTAATTCATCTCGTCATATAGAAAAGACCACGATGTCATGATTCTACCTCAAACTGTACGTCGGTGTCAACTTTATCATAGAGATCCATGAATGCTTGCTTCGTTTCATCATCAAAACGATTCAGGCAAACTTGAATTGCTTTGGCTTTTTCACCAAAGATAGAGTATGCGCGGAGAATGTGAACAAGACGACGAGTGGAAATCACTTCGTCAATACCGCCATCATAAAAGGTCTTGCGGATGATGTCTGCCCAATCAGCAAGACGTTGACAGAACTGCTCATCATAACACAGTTTGCTGAGAATTTTGGTTTCAGTGGCAGCAGTCGGATACTCCTGCTCAAAGGTCACACAGAAGCGTTCAAGGAATGCTTCATTGAGAACATTGGTGCCGATGAAGCGACCATCATCAGAACCTTTACCTTTGGTGTTGGCAGTGGCAATGACATTGAAACCAGCGGCAGGTTGAATATACTTGCCAATTTTTTTCAGGAAGACTCCTTTCCCTTCAAGGATCGATTGAAGGCAAAGAATCTTGTTGGAAGCCAGGTCAATCTCGTCAAGCAGTAGAATCGCACCGCGCTCCAAGGCTTCGATGACCGGACCATTGTGCCAAACGGTCTCACCGTTGACAAGACGGAATCCGCCAATGAGATCATCTTCATCAGTCTCAATAGTAATGTTTACGCGGATGAGTTCCCGTCCGAGTTGGGCACACGCTTGTTCAACACCAAACGTTTTGCCGTTACCAGAGAGTCCAGTAATGAACGTCGGATAGAATAGACGGGACTGAACAATTTTTTTAAGATCACCAAAATTGCCAAACTTGACGAAGGAATCATCTTTCTCAGGAATAAGGTTTTGTTCGATTGCAGGCAGAGCAGCAGGTGCCTGATAAGTCTGTTCCAGTTTTTCTTGCACAGTCAAATTCCATTTGCCACGACCAATTTTGTACTCATCCAAACGCTTCGTGACAGTCTGATAACCAACGTCGTTCATTGCACACCAGGCACGAACATCGGCAGCGGTCACAGACTCACCATAAAGTTCTTGGAGAGAGGCAACGATGCTTTGCTTGGACAGACCCATTTGCTTTGTTTCGATTACTCCGTAATTATAACTGAGGATGACCCGACAGTGGCGGGTGGGTAGACAGGTTTCCGAAGTGTCACAGTCGGTTTGTCCTCAAAAGGTCTGGTGTACTCATGATGTACAGTTTTACCAGCATGAAGACTGTTGGTCATGTATTCAAATCCAATAGTTGGATCTGCTTTTCCACAGGTAAAGATGTCACAAACTGCCATCTTTTTCTCTGGCCAAGTATGAATACTGATATGAGATTCCGCGAGAAGTGTTACTGCGGTCACTCCTTGTGGATCAAACTGGTGAGAGACTGTATTCAAAAATGTGGCACCACATTGTCGTGATGTTTCATATAACATGTTCTCGATGTAGATCCTGTCATTAAGACAGTCTGGGTCACAATCGTAGAGCGTGAAAAGAATGTGTTTCATTAATTAGACCCAATCTGGTTTTCTGGATTCGTCACGAAGATAATTAGATGCAACCCAAGGTTTGCTGCTAATGTACATTTTGTAAGCAGTAAAAGTGTCAATGCTTGTGTCAAGTTTAAATTCATCGGGCATTGCTCGAACGAATGGTGTTGTTTC